TGGGCGTATAACTCCTCGAACAATAGAGTATTTCAGAATGTTGGTGAATACAAAAAGAACAAACGAACATTTTATAAATAGTATAGTATATAGACAAATCACTATCACATTTAGTCACCGTAGCATATCACAGCGCATCACAGCATAAACCTCATTTGTTCTTTTAAAAACGAACATTTACCGAACATTGTGCGAACAAACGAACATTTGTTACGGCATGCCGTAACACGTTAGGCTCAGCGCAACATGGGGACTGGCCTCACACACAGCAACACGTTAGGCGCAACGCAACATGGGGACTGGCTTCATGGGGGTGGCCAAAAAAAAGGCCAAAAAAAAGGCGACCACCCGAAGGTGATCGCCTAGTAACTTACTTAGGTAAGTTGATCTGCTCGAGGGCTTGCGTTATAAAGCCACAGAGTGCGGTTGCTCGACCGTCAAATTGCTCGGTCTTTTGTACCTGCTTTAGCACGTCGGTTAATTTGGTATGCACCCGTGATTCGACGGTAGCCGTCACCCGTTCCATACCAGCCTGCTCGCGCTTGCGAAGTGATTTAGCAAACTGGCCGATTTTCTTGCCGATGGTTTGCTGTAGTGCGCGCCGTTGTGCTTTCTGCTTATCGGATAGGCTGGTCGTCGTTTCATAACCAATCAATGTCTGTTCGGTCTTAGTAAACGATGCGACGACCGTGCCTTTCACTTCACCATAAAACTGTTCGCTGGCTGTTGACTCCGGCTTGCGGGGACTAATGAAGTCCGTTGAAACCATGCCAGCCGCTTGCATAGCGTCTAGGGCTTTAGTCTCAGCATTACGTGAGGAACGATCTGCTTTAGCTGAAGCAGTCATGAGGATTGCAATTTCAATATCAATTAAATTGTTCATAATAAACGTTTCCGTATATAGGTTAATGTAATAAGCCAGAGCAGGTTTGCCTTGACTTGTAACCATAATCGCATGGGTATGGGTAAAGTCAATAGGTAATAACGTGTTGTCACGTGTTACGCCATGAGTGTTACGGCATACCGTAACATTGACAGACAGGCTCAGCGCGGGGAAAACTAATGAGGCGCAACGCAACCGAGGAACTGGTATCAAATGTGGGCGCTGTGGTAGCCGCCCGAGGTGTTAGTCCGACTCTGCCGCATCATCTAAGAATTTGACTTCGTCAGTGTGCCATTTTATATCGTGTAGTAGTGTGTATACAAAGCGTTCTATACATACTGCCATCGCACTATCAGTGTGATCGTATTTCTTACCGTCGATAATAAACCGTATGGCCAAGCTCCAATGCCTACCATGTACATCGTCCGGCTCATCACCATAGCGTACCCATAGATAAGCATTATTTGGCTCAGCGTCATTGTGGTATGCACCTAAGTCATACCGTGGAATAAATGATGTACTATCGTAGTACACCCCCAAGTCGATCTTATTGGGTGAGTCAGGGTCGTCATACCGTGGCTCATCCAGATCCCAATTCATTTCATACTTCATAATGTTCTCCGTAATAGGTGGCCGTCCGTGGCCGTGGTTGGTTAAAGTGATAGATATTTATCAATTAGTTGGTTGATGGCTATTGCCTGTCGCAATGGCTCAGTCTGCGTGTTGTTGTATATAGAATAATAAAAGTCATCGAAGTCCAACATTAACTGCGCTGGATTCTGCTCGTGTGATGATGCGATCGCTGTCTGATCCATGTCTATTTGATCCATTGCTTCAATGTATTGCTCTGTTGTTAATGTGTTCATAATAAAGGTTTCCATAATAGATTCAGGGTTGCCCCCTTGCGGGGGCGATGGTGCTATTCGGCTTCTCTTACTATCTTAACTTTAAAGCCTAGCTCTTCGATCCAGTGCATATGCCCGTGATCTAAATAGCTAAGTTTAAGTAAGTTAGTAAACTTGCACGCCGTCTCACATACGGGACGTAGTGCTTGTCTGCCGAACGAGTTGGTTTCCAAAAGGAAAGTCACATCGTTCATAACCTACACTCCTTAACAGTCAAAGCAGGATTGCCTTGACTTGCAACCATAATCACACGATACCACGAAAAGTCAATAGATAATACAGCTAATCACGTTCTGGCATTTCTCGATAGGCAAAGGGTACGGGGGGCACACCCCCCTTTTGCGGCGTGTTGTGTGCGTTTGTGTATATATACTAATTTACTCAAACAAATTCAGTTTTTTTAAAATCCTGACCCAAATAATATTTGCGTCTCTTGACAAACACCCCCCTATGTGATTTAAACCCTAGACAAAAAATTTTTTTTGTGTACCATAACAACTTACTGGTTAACAACCTGCGGAAAATCATGACTTTACACATAGAACCCGAACTTAATGTTCCTGTTTTAGACGATAACCCCTTTGCTGACCTTACAGTTTCTATAGGTTCGGCGGCCAACACGGCGCTATTCCTTGCAGAACACGGCTTAGACATAGAACCTACTAAGGAAGACAAAGATATAGCGGCGGCCTTAGCTGTGGCGTACGCCGACGACCCCGAAAAGACCTCAAAAAAGGCCAGCCCTAAAAAGATTGCGGCACTGCGACCAGCGTCGTTAATCATGACTGACAATATACTCACCGAATTCGGCCAATCTGTAGTAGATAGTGCGACACAGATACGCCATCTAGTAACTAACAAACTGCTTTTAGAGACTGAGAACTCCGATGCCAAGATACGCATACGTGCGTTAGAGCTATTGGGCAAGGTTTCTGACGTAGGCTTGTTCGCGGAGAAGTCTGAAGTGACTATTACACACCAATCTAGCGATGACTTACGTGCAAAACTGCGCGGTAAGCTCGAAAAGTTAGTACGTCCTATGGAAGATATAGTAGATGCGGTGGTTATAGAAAGCGACGAGCATACTATACAAGAAGACATATTAGACATTAGCTCGGAATTCGGCTCAGATGACCCAACTCAATACGACGACGACTGATTTTACGGACGAAGAAGTCCAGATCATGCTCGACAACCTTGATAGCTACTCCGATGATGAGGTGGTAGAGATCAATCGCATTGTCGATGAGCTAGATTCGCGTAAAATTAACCAAGCCGCGTACGATGACCTTATAGAATTTGCCAAATTGATGATGCCGGAGTTCTTAGTAGGCAAACACCACCGTATATTGGCTAACGAACTTATGGCAATCGAGGCAGGTGACCGTGATAGGGTCTGTGTAAACATACCACCACGGCATGGTAAGTCTCAATTGGTGTCAATTTTCTACCCAGCATGGTTTTTAGGGCGAAACCCCGACAAAAAGGTCATGATGGTGTCCCACACCACCGATTTGGCGGTAGATTTTGGCCGTAAAGTGCGAAATCTAATAAGTCTTGAGCAATATAAGGCAATCTTCCCTACAGTTAGCCTTGCAGTAGACTCCAAATCAGCCGGACGGTGGAATACAAACGTCGGGGGCGAGTATTACGCCTGTGGTGTGGGATCAGCGCTAGCAGGTCGTGGTGCTGACTTACTATTAATTGACGATCCGCACTCAGAGCAGGACGTTATCAACGGAAACTTTGTTGTTTTTGAGAAAGCGTACGAATGGTACACGTTTGGAGCACGTACAAGGCTCATGCCGGGTGGCCGAGTGGCTATTATCCAGACAAGATGGCACATGGACGACTTAACAGGCCGTGTAATACGTGATATGACACAGAACGAACGTTCCGATCAGTTTGAAGTGATTGAGTTTCCTGCTATATTAGACATTGTAGACGAAAAAACTAACAAAGTAGTTGAAAAGCCGCTCTGGCCTGAGTTTTTTGACCTAGAAGCGTTGTTACGTACCAAAGCGTCCATGCCTAACTTCCAATGGAACGCGCAGTACCAGCAACAACCGACCGCAGAAGAAGCGGCACTAGTAAAACGTGAATGGTGGCAGATGTGGGGTAACGAGAACCCACCTGCGTGTGAATACATTATCATGTCATTGGATGCGGCGGCAGAAACACACAATAGGGCTGACTATACGGCACTTACTACATGGGGTGTGTTCTTTAACGAAGAGCGGGATGCGTACAACATTATACTGCTTGACAGTATAAAGAGGCGGTTAGAGTTTCCAGAACTAAAACAACTAGCCCTAGAAGAATACGCAACATGGGATCCAGACGCGTTTATTGTAGAGAAGAAAAGTTCTGGTGTAGCTGTGTATCAAGAGATGCGGCGTATGGGTTTACCTGTATCGGAATACACACCACACCGTGGGTCGGGCGATAAGCTAGCGCGTTTGAATTCTGTAACAGATATTGTGGCATCAGGGCTATGTTGGGTTCCAGCTACACGTTGGGCAGAGGAGCTTGTAGACGAGATTGCAGGCTTTCCGTTTATGAGTCATGATGACTTAGTTGACTCGACGGTAATGGCGTTGATGCGTTTTAGACAGGGTGGGTTCATACGTCTACCCACAGATGAACAAGACGAACAAAAATATTTTAAGTCGCGTAGGGGCGACAGATTCTACTAGGAGTAGACCATGGCTATAGATAAAGGTTTGATGCAAGCACCACTGGGTATGGACGAAGATTTACCCGATGCTGAGATGTTAGAGATTGAGATTGTAGACCCCAAAGAAGTTACGCTTAGTGATGGCAGTGTAGAAATATCACTCATGCCTGATGACGAGATTGAGTCTAAGTTTGAAGATAACTTAGCGGAAGAGCTAGACGAAGAAGAGTTGGCTAAAATATCGTTCACGATCATGGATCTAGTAGATTCTGATGTGTCTAGCCGTAAAGAGTGGGCTGATACATACGTAGATGGCCTTGACGTTCTTGGGTTTAAGTATGAAGAACGTACAGAGCCGTGGGAAGGCGCGTGTGGTGTGTATTCAACCGTGCTCGCCGAAGCGGCTATACGGTTCCAAGCGGAGGCTATGTCTGAGACGTTTCCTGCCGCTGGGCCTGTCAAGACTAAGATACTTGGTAAAGAGACAGAAGAAAAAGAAGAAGCCGCAGAACGTGTACGTTCGGATATGAACTACGAGCTTACTGAGAACATGGTGGAGTATAGACCTGAGCATGAGCGTCTACTCTACAGTCTTGGCCTGTCAGGGTCTGCGTTCAAGAAAGTGTACTACGAGCCGAATATGGACAGAGTGTGCGCTCACTACATACCAGCAGAAGAAGTTATCGTGCCCTACGGCGCGTCAACTATCGAGACTGCCGAGCGTGTTACACACGTCATGCGTAAGACTAAGAACGAGCTTAGAAAACTACAAGCTATGGGCTTTTACCTAGACACTGAGCTTGGTGAGCCGAAATCGTTTCACACTGATATAGAAGAGCGTAAGGCTGAAGAAGGTGGCTATTCGGTCAGTGATGACGACCGCTACACTATCTATGAGATACACGCCGACTTGTTTATAGAAGAGTTGGACAAGGACAAGGATGAGATAGCTAAACCGTACGTGGTAACTATTGAGCGTGGTACAGGTGAAGTATTAGCCATACGACGTAATTGGGACGAAGAAGACGATCTATATATGAAACGTCAGCACTTCGTACACTATAACTACGTGCCCGGATTTGGGTTCTATGGTTTAGGTCTTATACATATCATCGGTGGGTACGCACGCGCGGGTACGTCGCTTATACGACAACTCGTTGACGCAGGTACACTATCTAACCTACCCGGTGGTCTGAAGTCTCGTGGTCTACGAATCAAGGGTGATGACACACCGATCGAGCCGGGTGAGTGGAAAGATGTTGACGTACCGTCAGGAGCGATTCGTGACAACATCATGCCCTTACCATACAAAGAGCCTAGCCAGACACTACTAGCATTACTTAACCAGATTACTACTGAAGGCCGTAGGTTAGGTGCTATCAGTGATATGGACGTGTCTGACATGTCAGCTAACGCACCGGTTGGCACAACTCTTGCGATACTTGAGCGTACGCTAAAACCAATGGCCGCAGTACAAGCGCGTGTCCACTATTCTATGAAACAGGAGTTTAAATTACTCAAGTCGTTAATGGCTGAGTATGCTCCTGCTGAGTATGAGTA